TCGTGGCGCATGATGAGCAGAGAGATCTGGCCCTGCTGCAACTCCGTGATTTTGAGCGCGGCGTCGATCAGGTTGCCCGCTTGCTACCCCAAGACGAAGTTCCCAAACTGGGGCAAAAAGTCTGGGCCGTGGGCGCTGGACTGGGCTACCCGCCCTTTATGACGTCGGGCGAGATGGCCTTCAGTGAGCAAATCATCAACGGCTACAGGTACCAGTTGGCGACACCGCCAATCATCTTCGGCAATTCCGGCGGGGCGCTTTTTGCCTATTCGAACGACAGACAGCGATACGAGATGATTGGGGTTCCGTCGAGGGTGTCGGCGGCGCATTTCCAGGCCATCACGCACATGGGGTGGAGCATCCCAACGGAAACTGTGTACGAATTTTTGGAGGAGAATTTCCACGATTTCATCGGCGGCGGGCCATATGTCGCGCCGGAAGACCGTAAGCCTCCCAAAGACGACGATAAAGACGATGAGTAAGAAATGGCTCCCGTTGTTCCCGGCGGGCATCGTTGCCCTTGGCGCAGCCGTGGCGTGGGGTCAACTTCTTCAACAGAACGAGAGTCAAGATCTCCGCATCCACAAAGTCGAGTCTGCGGTCATTAGCCTGGGGGAGATTTCGCGTCGGCAAGAGCGCATAGACGAGCGCACTCTGCACATCCAGCAAAACGTGCAAGAACAGCGTCGTCTTTTAGACGGTCTCGTGAAGGCTTGGTCTGCGCCAAACCCTTAGCTCTCGTTTTTCGAGGCTCCGTTGTACAGCGCCATGTACCATTGCGAGAATATCACTCTTAATTGCCCGCTGATGGTTCGTCCTTCTGAGTGGGCGATTTTTACAACTTCCTCGTACACCTCTCGGGGAACAAGGATTGACTTCCATTTCTTCGTGTCCATTTTGGCACCTCCTGGTGGGACAGAATATATGCGAATATCTGCCGAAAAACAAGGGTTCTTGCGGGGAAACACTTGAAAATCAACAACGGGCGCGAGGGGGAGTTCTTGGCCGCTTCGGTGATCCAGGGTATGAACGGTTGGGATGTCATACACGCTGGTGTGCAGCGGATCGATCTCGTGGCCTTTTGTGGCGAAACCGTGGTGCGCGTCCAGGTGAAATCGACGCTGCACCCGCGCCGGATCTCCACTCAATACAACGGCGCAATACGCTATGATTTTCTCATTACCGGCAAGATCGGCGGCGTCAAGGCTCGGCGGCGGCTGTCCAGGAAAGACTGCGACGTCATTATGTTGGTCGCCTTGGACAAACAAGTTTGCCGCGCCATGTCCGTCGATGATCTGCACGGCAAGATTCATTGGCGATTGCCGCCTGATCAATTCACGCCTGAAGAACAAACCCGTACCTTGAAGGAGGTTTTCGATGGATGCAGATCTAATTAATTTTTTGCTCGCGGATGCAGATGAGGCTTGCAGCGGCGACAAAGACAAAATGGCGCTTTATCTTGCGGGCGTTGCGGCGGGCGCGATGGATAGTGCATGGGACGCCACCTCCGGCGGGTTTGTGCGCCGCAACCCCGGTAAACCTTACCGCCTTAAACCCGTGCCACAGGCCGTCCTGACCACAAATGAGATCATTGCGGGTTTAGATAGCGGCGACTAAGGCTCTACGGCCTCTCCCCAGGAGGGGCCGATTTCGATGTCGCATCTTGAAGGCACCTCCAACGGCAGCGCCTCGACCATGACGTCTGCTATTTCCTGAGCCTCGGCCAGGGAAGACACGGAGCAGTCCAACTCATCATGCACCATGATCATTGGCGTTACACCTTTTTGGTGGAGATTGACCATGGCTTGTTTACACATGTCGGCGGCGCTTGCTTGGATTAACCGGTTGAGCGCCTTATAGGTCATCGCTCGTTTCAATCTGGTCGTTGGGCCGTGGGCCGCGACGGCTTCATCCCAACTCATGGCCTTATGCATCTGGAACGTGTCGGGCTCCCATTTGTCGAAGCGGCACTTGCGGCCTTTCAGGCTACGGATGCTGCCGGAGGAGGTTCGATCTTCCAGGCGGCGCGATACGCCCTGCGTCAGCATTTTAACGAAGGGCACTCTGGCGTGGTACTGCTTGGTTAGATCTTTGGCCTCGTCCAGGGAAATGTCGAGTTGCTGCGAGAGCTTGTTGACCCCCATGCCGTACATCATGGCGAGGTTGATGGTCTTGGCTTGCTTGCGGGAAATGTCGGCCATCTCCGCGACCATGGTGTGGAAGTCCATGGTAGGATCGTTTCGGTAGCCCTCGACAAATTCCTGGACGCCGGGAAGCCCGCCGTCCTCGTTTTTCCACTTCCCGTAGGTCGCGGCGTAATGCACCAGGATGCGCGGCTCCTGTTGCGAGAAGTCTATCGCCGCCCACTGCTGATCTTCCTCGGGCAAAAAGAGGGCGCGGATCATGGGGCCAAGCTGGGCGTGACGCGCGGGCACTTGTTGCAGGTTCGGGTTCTTCATCGAAATTCTGCCTGATACGGTTCCGCCGTCGTCGGAGCGAAGCTGGTTAATGTGTGCGTGAATGCGGCCATCGCCAGCGACGTGACGCAGGATCGTGTCGATGAACGTGGAATGAGTTTTGTTTATTTCTCTGGCCTCAACAATCAGTTTGGCAATATCTGAGGGGTGCTCGGACAGGAAGGTTTTGGTGAACGAGGGGTTGCCTTTTTCGGTTTGAGGGTACGACACGCTCATGGCATCGAACGCTTTTGCGATGGACGCCGCCGCCCAGATCTCGACGTTGTGGCCGCTGATCTTCTTGACCTTCCGCAGCAGCGTCTTTTCGCGCGCCATCAACTCTTGCTTGGTCCGTTCGGCGCGGTCTATGTCCACTCTTACGCCGTTCCAGGTCATGTCGATCAAGCAGGGCAGGAGGTCTGTTTCCAGCTTATGCACGGACCATAGGTCTTCGGTGTTCAGCTTCGTTACGAAGTGCCGCCAAAGCTCCAACGTGAGCGCGGCGTCAGTTTCGGCGTAGGGCCCGACAAAATGTGCGGGCAGCTTCCAAAGCTCTGCCTTTGGGTCCAGGCCAAACTCTCGTGCGGCTTCGGTGAGCGTCTTTTCGCTTTTGACTTTACCCAGGTAGTCATACGAGAGCGCGTTGAGCGAGTAGCTGAAGCGGTTTTCATCAAGCAGGCCCGCCGTGATCATCGTGTCGATGATGCGGCCATTTATTTGGAAGCCCATGCGCCTGATCCAACCTGCGTCGTACTGCGCGTTGTGCATAATTTTGTCCGCGCTGCATTCGAAGACCCGCTTGAGCCACTTGCTGACAACGCGCTCATCAAGATTGCCGCCGCCCAGGTGACGCAGGGGGATGTACGTCTCCCAGCCGTCTACGGCAATGGCCACGCCAACAACCTCGCCAACGCCTCTGGCCCAGCCTGGGCCGTGGGTCTTGAGGTCTGGGTCTCTGGTCTCGACGTCGATTGCAATCTCTTTTGCATCCGTTATGTCGGGAAAAGTGTCGGGGGGAAGCCACTCGGAAACTGGTGGGAACATTGCCATCTGTAATTTATTCGTCATCTGCGATCTCACTACCAATTGCTGCGTAACCCGCAATGTCCACCCAACTGTCTTCATCGTTTCCATGGACGAGTCGCGCTAGTTTAAGCCAAATCAACGCCTTCACAACCTGTGAAGGTGTAACATCCTGTTCAAAAATGACGGACCATCCAGCGGCAATTCGTTGATGGTTCGTGAGCGGCGGTCCGTATTTCTCGGACCGTGAGCCAAAAATTAATTTAAACGCCGTTTGCAGAACTTTTCCGCGTTTCATATTTCGAAGCTCCGGTATGTGTTTTCGGGTTCTACGATGTAGAGCTTCTGTCGGGTTCGCGTTACGCCAACGTAGAACACGCGGTTGAGGTTGTCTGGTTCAATCTGTCTTTCGCTATCCGCCGCTGCCGTCAGGTCTGTCATCAGGACAACATTGTCGGCCTCCCCGCCTTTTGCGCCGTGGATCGTGGACACTGTGATGCGGGGCGGGGCATTGAACTTCTCTCCTCTGCGAAGGAGGGCAACTATGTAGGCTCGTTCAGCGTCAGGAATTTTATCCAGGGCCTCGTGCCAGATCATATCTCCGCAAGCCAGAAGCCCGTGGTCTTGTTGCAGCGACGGCAGCGTGAAGAGGGCCTCCTCATCCGCTTGAATCTTCTTGAAGCCCCGCTCTACGCGAATGCCAGAGGACATGAGGCCGTACATGGTCTTGGCCGCATCCAGAGCGATGCTTTTCCCCTTCCGCAATTGCTCCCATGCGTTGACGGCGGTCGATAGTTTTGGATTAATGGAAGAGCGGCCCTGTTTGTCGAACAAGAACCCTCCCGATTTAAGCTCGTAATGGCTTGGGTACAGCATGTACCTCGCCTGCGCGAGGATCAGCCATGAGCCTTCTGACATATCAACGTCGTTGACGTCCCTGATACGGCGCACAAGACCCGCTTCTTTTCGTGGCCGATAGACCTTCGGGTACCGCTTATGTATCCGGGTTGCGATGTTCATGGCCACCTCGTGAACGGAAGCTGGGATCCGATACGACTGCTCAAGTGTCTCGCTGCCGCCGGGGAGACCAATGAAGGAGTCCACGTCGGCTCCGGCCCATTTGTAGATGGCCTGATCATCGTCGCCAGCGCAGTACATGCGTTGAGACTTGCTGTCCAGGAGGTGAGCAATGTCCCACTGTAGCGGGGTCAGGTCCTGCGCCTCATCCAGGAAGCATAATTCAAACTCCGGGCAGGCTGTTGGGGCGTAATCCAGGAAACTCACCAGCATGTCCGTGAAGTCATAAAGGCCGTTCACCTTTTTGTATTCGTTATATGCTCGTGTGATATAGTCAACTTCTTCCCAACTGTGGCTCAGAGTGTGGTTTCGGTTGTACTCTTCACGCAAGGGCACCTTCTTCGTAGTAGCCAAGGCCAGCAATTGCAAAACAGGGTGATCCGGCTTGTACGCCTCTTCTCCTTCTTCGGCGGTGCCAGTGACATCTATCCCAACCCGGTTGGCGAACTCCTTTAGATCAGACGACTTTAAGATTTGCTCGGTTCGAAGGCCAAGAACCCTCAGTGCCAGGGAGTGGATGGTACGAAAATAAGGGAGTTCTTTCTGGGGGTCCAGGTTGAATCTCGCGGCGGCGCGATCTCTAGCCTCATAGGCGGCTTTTCTGGTAAACGCCAGAAAGGCAATCCTCTCAGGAGGGACGCCCTTTTCCAGAGCGTTATCCACCATGTTCAGAAGAGTTGTGGTCTTCCCCGTTCCTGGCGGTCCAAATACTCTGAACATTAGAACGGCGGCTCGGCGGTGTCGCCAAAGTCTGGCGTGGGGACCTCTACCTCAACAATGCTGTAGGCGGGGATGCTCCATACACGGGTGGGTTTGTTCTTGATCCTGATTTGCTCGGGCTCTCCTCCTATGTCACGCAAACGTTGGCTGATGACGTTGGCCTTGTATTCGAAAAAACGATTTTTCCGCAAGTGGCCCCCGAAGTCCTTTAAGCGGAAGAAAGTTCTTTTTTTCTCTTCATCTGTCCAGGGGCGGCGCAAAAGGATTTCTTCCTTGTCGTTGGCCGTCTGCATCGAAGTACAAAACTCCTCCAGCAGATCGTAGAACTGGCCGTTGACGGAGCTATCTTTTGACACCTCTATGATGCTGCCCTCCATTGTGATCATCTCCGATAGAAGGGCGTTCATTCGAGCCTCCCAAACAGGTTTCGCGGCAGTCTCCGGGAAGAAATTAATCTGCTCCACGCAGGCTTTTTGAAATGCGTTCTGGTTCATCAGGGCGTCAGTGTCAAGCTCAACGGGAACACCATTGACGTCTAGAAACCAGACGGGAGGGTCAGAATTGTATTTACGAAGATTAGCCACGGTTGCCGTCAAGCCCCCGCCAATACCGTGCCTTTTTGTTCGGCAAACATCACGGTTACAGTGCGAAACGACAGGCATGTCCCTGCACTTATAGGTGTAATCTTTGCGGCGCAGTTGGCTGGCAACAACATTGACCTCATTGAGGGGCAGGGGAGGCCCCATGTACTGCATGTTAAAGGTCATTATCTGGGTTTCCCAATCGTCCGGAAAAGCTTTCCGGAGATAGACCCCAAGATTGAACAGCCCGTTGTTCCTTGTCCCTTCCGGAAACCCCTGATTACACAAATACTGGAGGCACGGCGGGCCATCCGCCAAACTTTCCGTTTCCTCTTCCAGGGACAACGCAACGATCTGTTCCGGCGTCTGAACCCGTTCCTTGTGCAATTCAAAGAATTGTTCGAGCGTTGCTGCCGTGCCGTCATCCCTGAAGGCGTAGCGCAGCCCTTCTTCGGCATCGAAATAGGGGACTGTCAGGTAATTGCCGGTGTCGTTGGCATGAAGCTTGATTTGTTTCGGGAAAATCTCTGTGTCGGCGCTGTATCCCAGCGCGGCCCTTAACCGTGTCAGAGTGTCCCGCATTTCCCGCGCTGGCATCCACTCTGACGAAAACAGGGACAGGTGCGCTCCACCAGATTTAGACCGGAAGCAAATGAAGGGGAGCTTGTGCCTGTTGATTTTCTCGACAAGGGCTTTGTGGTCTGTGGGGTAGACGTCAACATCGATAGCCCCCCACAGACAATTATTGTCTCGGTTGATGGGGATGATCCCCAGGGCCTCTCCTTGACCGGCGAGGTGCCGGTCCCAATGAGCCGTGGTCCGTGGTTCGTGGTGAACCATGGCTGAACCAACGTTCTTGCCGTTGGCTTGTTTTTTCTCGACGGCGTAGGTGCCATAGGCGTCGGCTAATCCATCAAAGATTGCCGCGAATTTTTCGCTGTTGGACATAGCTTCCCCCTTAAAAGGGGTGGCGGGGGCAAGCCCCGCCACTCCTGGTTAAAACGGGACGCTATCATCCAGACTGGTCTCGGCCCCTGCATCCTGCTGATGCTTCACCTGGACCTGACCACTATCGACGCTTTCTCCAAAGGTTTTGGCCGCGTGATACAGATTAATATCCTTGACCTGTCCTTCCAGAGCAATTTCCCAGCCGTGCCAAGACCCCTTGGCGTTTTCCTGGCCGACAGTTGTCAGCCGGTAAACGTGAGAGAACATTGGCGGCGTGAAGGGTACACCGTTCTTGCCTTGCATCTGTCGCGACAGGACCATCGACATCCACTTACGGCTCTTTTTAAGCTGCGTGGATTTCATTGCGATGAGGGCCCGTTCAGACCCTTCTTTAGACAAGAGCAGCACGTAATGTTGCGCGGTCTGCTCTATGTAATCGCCCTCGCCGCCGACAACGTAGTCCTTGTTGTCGTCCGTGGACCGTTCTGTCGTTGGCCGCTTTTCGCTGGGGCCAAAAATGCCTACGGGGGCACCCGACCCGCCACCTCGCGGGGCCCATTGGATGAACCGTTTCTGGAACGCGCAAGGAATCACAAGTACGCCTTCCTTTCCCGGATAAGCTTGGCCAGTGACGGTATTGTAAATGTCCCCGACCTTTGCCGTCTCAAGATCGTCCAAGATCGGGTCCTGGCGAGAAAGCACTTTGAGGAACGGCAGCGCCAGATCCTCTGCCGTTACATGCTCCAGCCCAAGACCAGCGTCGGCCTCGAACATGGATTCGTCAAGCACGGCAACGGCGGTGCCGTTGCCATTCTTCTTCGCTGGCGTTTTTGCCATGATTAACGACTCCTCTTGATTACGGCCCGTTGGCCGACAAATGCCCCAAACAGATCCATGGGGAAAGAATCCCCACTTTCCATTCGCTCTCTTACCCAACCCTTCAACGTGCTGGGATGAACGCCCGTCTTCTGTTCCGGCAGCAGGCCGTACCCCTCCAGGATTTTCATAAAGTGGTCCGCCTTTTGATCTTCGCCGCGACCAAAAACAATGGACAGGGTGTTCTTGATGATGTCATCGAACCCGTTGTCGCGCAGCCACAAGTAGGCTGCATCGCGGTTGGCGAGAGAAATGTGCCCGCCGTAAAGGTCCTTGACCGTGACCCGTGAGCCGTCATCTAGTTCAAAGGAATTGATGCCCAGTTCGGCCATCATCGACGGTAAGTCCTCCTCAGACTGCCGCCGCAACTGCTCCTTCTTTTCTTTGAGCATCGACTCAAGGTCATCAATCTCGGTTTCCTTGTTCCGAATGGCGCGAGCAAGCTCGGCCATACTTCTCATTTTCTGGGAGTTCTGGGGGTCTAAGTTATCCAGCTTATCGTCAGATGCTGAGTCTGTTTCCATCTCAGACAAGATATCGTCATTATCCATGTTTTCTTCTCCGTGATCCATGGTTCGTGGTCCAAGGGCTTTTGGCCCTTTACAATGATGCGATATTATCGTATACGTGCATAATGTCAAGGAGAAATGTTCAATGACCTATGTTTTTAAAACAGAGCCCTATGAACACCAGCGGCTGGTCTTCAATGAGTCCTGGAGGGAGCCTTTTCACGGGTGGTTCCTGGAGATGGGAACCGGCAAGACCAAGGTCGCGTTGGATAATGCTGCGGCGCTGTTCGAAGAAGGTGAAATCGACTCGGTTCTTATTGTTGCGCCGAAGGGCGTGTACGATAACTGGGTGCAAAGAGAGATCCCGGCACATTTGCCTGATCGAATCGACACCTTGATGGTGCGGTGGCAAGCCAACATCACGAAGAAGTTTCTTGAGCAGATGACGGAACTGGTGCGGCGCACGGATTCTCGCCTTCGTGTTTTGGTTATGAACGTTGAGGCTCTTTCCACGAAGAAGGGAGCCACGGCAGCGTTCCTGTTTCTCGAAAACCATCCCGATAATCTGGTGATCGTGGACGAGAGCACGACCATCAAGAACCGCAAGGCCGCGCGGACCTCAAACATCATCAAGTGCGGGCGGCTGGCCAAGTACCGTCGCATTTTGACCGGCTCGCCCATCACGAAGTCGCCAATGGATCTGTTCAGCCAGTGCGAGTTCCTGGACCGCGAGGCGTTGGGGCACAAAAGTTACTACGGGTTCCAGGCCCGATACGCGGTAATCCAGAGGCGCACTTTAGGGCGGCATTCTTTTCAGGAGATCAAGGGCTATCGTCGTTTGGATGAACTGGGGGAGAAACTGGGCACGTTCTCGCACCGCATCCTGAAGGAGGAGTGCCTGGATCTTCCCGACAAGATCTATGTCAGACGCAACGTTCAGCTAACAGATGAGCAAAAGCGCGTCTACAAGGAGATGAAGAAGTTTGCGCTGGCGCAAATTGACGCGGGGGAACTGGCGACTACAACGTCCGTTTTGACGCAGATCATGCGACTACAACAAATTGTCTGTGGGTTTTTGCCCTCGGATGAAGGCGGGATTAAGCCCCTTCCAAGCAACCGGTTGACAGAACTTTTGGACACGGTTGAAGAAATTCAAGGCAAGGCGATAATCTGGGCGGCGTGGGTCCACAACGTCCAAGAAATCACTGATGCTTTGCGCCGCCGGTTCGGGCCCGAATCGGCGGCATCCTTTTATGGCGAGACGCCACAAGATGAGCGACAGCATACCGTCGATCTTTTCCAAGATCAAACGTCGCCGCTCCGGTTTTTCGTGGGGACGCCCAAGACGGGAGGCTACGGCCTGACCCTGACCGCCGCGAATACCGTGATATATCACGCTAATTCCTATGACCTTGAAACGCGCCTGCAATCTGAAGACAGGGCTCACCGTATCGGGCAGGAAAAATCCGTGACGTATATTGACCTAGTTGCGGAGGGTACCATCGATGAGAAAATCCTCGACGCCTTACAGGCCAAGGTTAACATTGCTAGCGACGTGCTTGGAGAAGAGACCAGGAAATGGTTCAGCTAGCCCAGCCCTTTTTGATACCCGGTATCACGATGATAGCGTAAGACTTCTTTGCGGTTGCCTTCGCTCTTTGTCGAGCAGTGGATCCAGCCGCTGTTCTTGTCGTCGTCGGTGTAGCCTTCAAGAATAAGCTGGTCAAAATCCAGGTTGTCCCTGATCCAGGACGCAACGAGGTGATTGTCTACCCCAGGCAACTCAAAATCCGCCGCCTCGCCCTTGGCGTGTTGGCTCTTTTTGCTTGAACCAATCGCCTCACACAACTGCGGGCTCCTGTATCCGGAGCTAGGCGAAAAGGCTATCCCGAAATGCGCTCGCACAGGTTCCAGAATCGTTGTGCAAAGTCGCTCCAACGCAGGAAAGTGGTGCGGCTCCGGCTCGTTGTGGATGCCCATCCGAATGGCGGTGGAGCTTTTTGTCAGTTCCGCCAGGGTGAAATGCGGCGACAGGTTGTACGTCATAGCAAAGCGATCAAGGCTACGATGCCGATAAACACGATGGGAACAAGCGTCATAATGGCGAGGTTGATTAGTATGGGTTCCATGGGGTACCTCCTTTATAGAGAGGCTAACATAGTCCCATACTTCTTGTTATGCAAGGCTACCTATGCCTTGTGAGGCGGAAAGTTGCTGACGCTCTTTACGGGCGTCCGCCATACTAAGAATCTCATCGTGAGGAAACGCTTGGCCGTATGTCAGACCTCCCGGCGCTACTGCGGCGCTCGGGGCGGCGCTCGGGGCGGCGCTCGGGGCGGCGCTTTGAGGGGGCACAACGGGCGGAACTGGCGGTGCCACGACTTGCTGCGGCGGGGGGGAGGACCACAATTTTAGAAGCCCTGGGAACGGCTTCTCACTTGTGACATGGCCGTATGGATTTATAGTAGGTCGTGTGGTTCCGCCATGAACCCAGCTTCTGTCTAGCTCCCTTTTTGCCTGCGCGGCTGCTTGAGCCTCATCCTGTGTTTGATACACATCAACATCAGGATCTGCCGCCGTGATCCCGGCTGCACCCAACGCGGCTATATAATTTCGAGAAATCCTGTACTTGTCTCTGGCGCTCATTCCTCTTTCAATAAGGGCCTTGAAAAGCTCCTTATCGTTCAGGGCTTCCCAGATAATGTTTTGATACGCGGAGAGGGGCGTTCTGTTGACGGCTGTTTCCAGGGCTTGAGCACCCGCAGCGGCAGCTTGTAGCTGGGCCCCTTCACCCTTTATTCCCAACACCTTTTTAACGCCTTCGCTTATCGACGCGCCCATCCTTGAACCCGTTATACGGATCATAAGTCTGGCCCACATATTGGGGTTGTCGAGCATAACTTCTTTTTCGTCCAGGACCCTTCGGGCTGTGGCCCGTCCAGCCTCTTGTGCGGCATCCCCCAAAATCGTTGCTGGATCCATTGCTCTCTTTGGGAGAAGCTCTAGTTCTTCAACTATTTCCTTCCCCGTAAGTCTCTCCAGGTTTACTCCTTGAGACATTAGTTGTTCAAACTTATCCACGTACCCAATTATCTCGGCTTCGGTCTTTACAGAGCTTGACATTAATCTATCAAGCCGTATCCGTTGCGTGTCTGTAATCAGCCCCTCGCTGATCAGCATTTGAATGGGGCTCGGACCTCCGCTACGTCCACCTAAAGGAGTGTACAAGTAATCCCGGAACGCTTTAAATGACATCGGATCACGACTGTTTCCTCCGGCATGGGCCCAGGCGCTGTCAAAAATACCATGCACCAGACCCTCCGCAACCTCTGGGTCGCCCGTTTCCTTGGCCCCTCTTATGGTTCTTCGCAACCAGCCTACACCATCTTTTCCTTTTAAGTTGTCCGCTATAACTGCCGAAGGATTTGTGTCCGCCCCCAGGAAGTCCGCAAACGCCAGGGATTTAACTTGCTCCTTATTTAAAGCACTGGTCGGGTCTTGGGCGTCGGCAAATCTTGCCTTCGCTATTTGTGCGTTTTCCAGGTCGTTTTTTATGTTCGGAAAAAAGTTATCTAAAAGGGTAGCGTGTTCTACGAGAAAGTCTGCCGTGTCGCGGTCTTTAACAAGACCCGTTTCGCTGTCCACGACCCTGGCCGCCATAGCCCGCAACAGGCTCGCTTGTGCGACTTTGACTGTCTTGAACCTGTCTCCTCGTGCCATGGCGTCTGCACCTTCTACTATCCCAATTGCAGCACGGGTGAGGCTGTCCATCATCAGCCCTGCTTCAGTGGGGGACGCGTTAAGGAAGAGGTCCTGTAATTGCTCCGGCATCAAAACGTCTGCGCCGAATGGGTCTTTCCCCGTTACTTGTCGTATCTTGAAGGCGCGACTGAAAACGTCATTCCCGGCCCTTGACCATGCAACGCCCTCTTGTAGAGCCGCCCAAGCTTTACGGGCCGCGATACGTGCGGCTGGATCCAGGCCGCTTAAAACGGGGTTGCTTGCCGTGTTTGCCATGTCGTCCAGAAGAGACCGCTCCAGTTTACCTAAAGCACGAGCTTCGTTTGCGTTTAGGACTATGTTTGAACTGGCGGCGCGGGCGTACTTGAGAATATCACTTCGTATCCTCTGCATCTCCATGACGCTTAGTTCAGGAACTGTGTCGGGCCGGTCTACTGGCGCGGCTCTGAAGTCAAGTTGCGCCTGTTTATTGGCCGCTATATTCGCTTTAAGCTCGTCCAGTTGGTTTTGAGCCTGGACCACTGTCTTGGGCGGATTAGCCTGTAGGTTGGTTGATTTTTTCTGCGCGGCCAATAAATTTCGCTGGGCTTTCAGCAGGGCGATTTGTTTGTTCGCAAGGTCTTTTGTGGCACTTCGGATTCCTGGTCCAGTATCTTTCCAGTTTCCAACAGGGCTCCAAGTATAAGTGCCGGAAAATCTTCCCGTCTTTGCGTTAGCTTCAGCGGCAATCTCCTCAAGAGCCTTGATAGACTTTTCCAGCGCGTCATCTTGCTTTTTCCCTTGGCCCCATCCCGCCGATCTAAGGTCATTAAAGTTTGCCCAAGCGGCGTTAGCCGCCGCGTTGGCTTCATCAGAGTGAGCGTCCTTAGAAATGGCGCTCCAGTCCTGAAAGTCCCCTTCCCTCGGAGACCGCATCGTCTGGCCAATCTCGAGATTGGCGATACGGTTTACTGTTCGCGTGTTTAGTGCTCGGACTGAAGCGGCGGTAGTGCCGTCTAAGCTCTCGGCAAGAGCCAGCCCTATCTGTTGACGCGCTTCGATAAGATCACGGCCATGGTTTGCTTCAAGCCCGTTCACTTC